CTATTTTACTTTTTAGCTTTTCTGGAATTTCTCTTATTCGTTTAACTTCAGGCTTTTCGTTATACGTTTTTACCATCTCTCCAAGATCTTCATCAAAGTTCTTTAAATCAGAAAATGAAATAGTGGGAGATATACGCAACACGTTCTTGTATTTAGCCTCTGATGGATAGTCAACTAACACGAGAGGTTTTTTTGAGCCTAAAACTTCAAGACCCTCTTTTGTAAGATTAACTCCTTCAAATTCGTTTAATACAAGTCTACCTGATTTTCCTAAATCTGGAGAGGCTAATGCACTTAAAACTATTTCTCCTCTTTGATTTCTTAATGCGTTTTTAGAAAATCTTCTAACAAGCTCATTAACTTGAGTACCGTATATTGGCTCTCCGTTTGGCATGTCAAAATAACCTATCCCTGTAGCGTCAGCGTATTCTGCCTCGCTCATATTTTCTATTGCGTTTGCAATTTCAAAATCACTAAAACCTTCTACTACAGGTTGCTCTGCCCTTACTTTTGTTAAAGATATATAAGGGTCAAAATCAAAATACTCTTTGTTTTGATCAAGTTTATAAGTGTCTATCTTTTTATTTTCTACAAAATTACCAAATGTACCACTCATCTTTCTTCCACGATACCTATCCTTACTTGAGTCTATATACTCTATGATGTCGTTAGCAATTTCTTTATTTGAGGCAGTTCTATATGTAAAATCACCTGTTGTCTCTACTTTCTTAGTAAACAAGCTTATTGGACGATTTCCTCTTATCCCTATTTCTGCATCCTTAAGAAAACTGTCAACGTCATCTAATGAGTATCCTGAAGTTACCTCTGTACCCATACTAGTTTGATATTTATCATCAAGTTCTTGAATGTCATCTAGGAAACGCTCTACTATGTCTAGGTTACTTTCTTCCATGTCAGGTCTAAATACTATTGGGTTATCTTTTACACCATACTTTTGTTGAAAGTTTTCTACAATATCTGTATCTATTCCAACAGAGTTCCAGTAGTCATTATCGACTAAGAGTATATCTCTGATAAGAAGTTGAGCTACGTTATCTTTAAAATCTTCATCCATAGGTTTATTATTAGCCAGTCTAATAATATCGTTTACTAAACTAACCTTTTCAATCCTATTACTTGATTCTAAAGGAGATGACGGATTAATAACATCGTCTAAAAGATTACCACTTAAGTCATCTATAATCTCTAGTTTTTCATCAACTTTACTTTTTAATTTGTAGTCTAAATCTATTCCAGTTCTAGCAGCGGTGGATGTTCTTGCTTTGTCTTTTAAAAAAGCTTCTAAGTCTAAAAAAGGATCAGAGTCTAAAATAAAATTAAATTGGTTTACTTCAAGACCGCCTTGTTTATCAAGACCACCTCCTTTACTACCTACCATACCCTCTATAATTTCATCAAACTCATTTTGCATTAATTTTTTTTGTAGAGTAGCAAGAGAGTCTTTATCTTTATTACTAAAGTCTACTCTATTTATTTTTTCTTTAAGTGAAGATGAAATAATATTATCACTTCTAGTCCAAGGATAACTAGAAAAGTTCATATTTTTTATTTTATTACTTCTTTCTTCTAACATTTTTAGACTTTCTGAAATATTAAAAAAGTCGTTTCTAAAGACTTCTACATCACTCAATGTGTATTCAGCAGGTAAAGTGGTTTCAAATCTTTTATTGTCTAAAACTTCTTGTAAACTTTCTGTTGAGTTCGTACCATCTCTCAATGACATTCTAACATGCCCTAAACTATCTTCTCTAAACTGATGTTTTGACGTATCTATTAGATCTTTGCCTAAATTTGGGGTGTTAAATGTTACTGCTGCATAGTCTATCTCAGGATCAAGCACACTTTGTCGTTGTCCATATGCAGTTGCGTAAAAAGGTTTACCACCCTCACGTTTTTTATCCTCTATTATATTATACTTAGCGTATCTTGGTTCTACTTCTTTTCTGAATACATTTTTTACCTGAGGCAACAAAACATACATATTTCCTGCAGCTACATCTTCTCCTGAAAACACAAAGTTTTGATTTTCTTGTGACAGATTACCTAAACCCCTGCCACTTTCAAAAGTAGGTGAAGGTGATGCAACTATATTGTCTGCAAGACCAGTATCAAAAAGTTTATTTTCTACGAGATACTCATACTCTCCCCCACTAATTTCTCCTTTAGCAGCTAAAGCTCTAAAATAACTTTTTAAATCAGCAAGTTTAACTATAGGAACTTTTCCTGATGTTATACCCATTTTATCTAGTCCTGCTTTGGTATACACATGATCAGGTAATTCTTTTACGTTTACTTTTATTCCTGCTCTTCTTAAAACATCTGGTGTTAATCCTAACATTTTTCTAGACACAGGACTGTAAAATTCTCCTATTTTTTCAGACGGCACTGTAGAACCACTCACATCTGAAGTTCTCCTTGCTGTCTCTCCACGTAAACCCCCTACAACAGGATCAACATTCTCCAAAAGACTTGTATCTAATTCTCTATCATACTCTACTAGATTAGTTCTAGTTTTACTTTCTTTATCAATCAAAGCTTTTAACTGTTCGTCTGTTCCAGTTAAAGCTCTAGATTCTGCTTCTCTTGCTTCTTCAAACATAGAGGGACTTTTAGTATATTCAAAATCCTCTGCAGAAAATAGTTCTTGTCCTGTTTGTCTGTCTATAATATCTTGAGTTTCTCTAAACGGATCTGGTGCAGTTTCATAGTCTGGAGGTACATCAAGTCCGGGAATATCTTTTTCTTTACGTGAAAAAAACCTTGCTACCTTTCCTAGTCCTCTTGATATAGGTTTAGCCACTACCCCTAGACCTAAAGCACTTAAAAAAGCACCACCGCCATATATAACACCCTCCACATTACGTCTATCCTCAAACGCTTGTTTAGAATCTATACCTAAAGTAGCTGTACCAATGGCAGGGTTAAACTCTGCAAGAAGCACAGACTTTTCTGCGTTAGTATATTTATACGGATCATCATCAAAAGCTTTCATGTAAGCGTTATAACCACCCTGTCTAAGAGGATTCTTATCAGCTAACACTCGTTCCTTAGCCTCCTGTTCTTCCTCTTCAGCAGTTTTAAGACCTGCCTTAACTTTTTCGTAATGCTTTAGTAATGCACTCATTTAGCGTTCATCATGTCCTTTAGTTGCATCAAGCGTCTAAGAGCAGAAACAGCACCTTGCAATCTGTAGATGTCAGATGGCTTATCTGTTTGCTCCATAGTGCGTTGATAGTTTACTATGGATCTCTGTAGTTCTTCTACAAATGCATCCCACAGTTCTTTGTTATTCGTTAACTCTTTAATCTTAGACATTACCAGTAAATCCTTCTTCTTGTGGTGCAGGTGCTTGACCTGTTCCTATTGTGCCTCCACCTGCTCCTGTTGTATCTTGAGCGTCAGCCCCTGCAGGTGCTTGTGGGGCTTGTTGCTGTGGCTGTTGTTCAGGCTGTTGTTGTTGAAACATCTTAAATATCTCAGCCTGTATCGCAGCATCTTGCAGACTATTCGTAACCTTATCAGGATCAAGATCCATAGCCTTTGCAATCTCTCTAATAATATAATCCATCTTAGCAAAGGGTGCGAGTGCAGGATTAGACGCAACCTGTAGAAACTGCATCAACCTTTGACTACGCACTTCGTTAGCCATCAAGCTTTCTGTTCCTTGCGCTTTAACCTCTAAATCACCCTTAATGTCAGGGTCGTAGTCAAACTGCATGTTAAAACTAAAGAACGCTTTACCAATAGGTGCTAGTAGATAATCATCTACGTTCTTTACAACATTACGTATAGAACCGTTGGCTGCAGACATCAGCATAGATATACCAGAGGCTGTACGTCCTACACCTTGTATACCTGTCTGTCCATGAGCAAATGATGGAAAGCCTGTACTCTCGTCTGCAAGCACTCGCGCTTTGTCAAACAGTTGCATGTTCTCACCTGCTACGTTTGGAAACTTTGTACCAAAGATAGCTTGACCCGGAGCGCCGCCTTGCCTTCTAAATATCTTGCCCGGATATACACTCAAGTCCTGTCCGGGAACTAAGTTTGTTTCGTCTACCTCTATAATAAGATTACCACTAAGGGCTGCGTTATCAATAGCCATGCGCATAAAACCATTCATCAATGTCTGTGTATCATCCATGTTTTCTGCAATACCGACACCAAAAAAGCTGTATGGGTTATGCTCGTAAGGCACAGCATAGTATGGTATACGCACTGGCTTAAATGGATTTAGCACTAATCTAAGAACATAACCTTGGCACACCCATATATTACAGTTTATCTGATCAAGATCCTGTAACTCAGCAGGTATGTCTAGTCCGTTCTCTGCTAGTATTTCTGAATCTACGTAGCCCCAAAATTCTAAGACTTCATAACGCTCTGTGTAGTTTTCAATAGCGTAGTCTTTCATGTCGTCTTCCCAATACTTCTTGTCGTATTGTGCGCCCATATCAAGACATGCTTCTATAGACTCATCTCTAAAGTATGGTCTGTTCTTTAGATTACGCATTTGTGTTTTAGACAGCTTGTGTCTTTCTACACAATATTCTGCTTCGTCCATGTTATACGCATCAGGATCAGGATAAAAGTTCCACATTGATACATGACTTGTTGATGGCACTGTCTTAATTAGTGGATCATACTCACCTTCTTCATTCCAGTTAGGATACTCTTTGTCTAAAGCAAAAGGTCCTTTCATAATACCTGTACCAAACAATGCCATCTCAAATGCAGCATTACGTAGCTGTTTGTTTGCTCCTGACTCCTCAAGCTGATCATGTATCTTCTTTTCCATCTTCTTTGCTGCTACCATAGCAGGATGAAAAGTGACAGTTTGCGGTGTACCGCCTGTACCCTCTATAATTTTATCTGATACTGTAGAAAGTTTTTGACTACTACCGCCTAATCTATTCTCTAGGTCTTGAATAGTCTCTCCGGGTTTAAGTTCTCCATCAGGTGTAAATAAAAAAGGCTCTGAAGGTTTATCTTCAAAAGCCCCTCTAAGTGCATCTTGTGCGTTGGCTGCATTAGGATCTAAATTTAAATGTACCGACTCTGCTACACCATCTGGTAACTTTGTAGGATTAACCGTGAGTGGAAAAGATGTGTTGCCAAACAATACGTCAATTATCTGACCATACGCTGCAAGTGTTTTTGTCTTTGTTACCTTTACAAATACCCTTGACTTTTCTGTCTCTGTAAACTGCACATCAGGACCATACAGTCCTCTATAGTTTCTGTAAGCTTTTAGCCATCTCTGTTCGTCTTGTTGTCGTACATCTTCTGCTCTTTTAAATCTGCCTTGTACAAAACTTACTATATCACTCTCTGAAGCAAGAGCAGGATCATTATCTTGTATTGCCGTGACATCATCCGTGTCAAAGGGTATTTCGTTATCTTCTGCCATGTTTAGTATCCAAAGTTAGGATCAGCAATCTGAAAGCCTGTTCGCTGATTCACAGGGTTATAGTCCCATATAGAACTTCTAGGTCGTGTCATAATGCCGTAACGTAGTGCATCGTACATGTGATCCATAGAATTAGTATCTACGTCTTCGTTGTTCTTTTTGTCAAGAGGGAGACTAGGAAGTTGAGATATGAGGTTTGTGCAGTTATTAAATATAACAAGACGAGGTTCGTTGGTGTGATCGTCAACTTGGAGTCTTCTGTGTAATTCGTTTTTTCCTGCAACTCTACTTCCTCTACTTCTGTCTGATGGCCGCCACTTACAACCTCTTACTATCATTTGCTCTGCTAGACTAGGACCAGTGTCGCCCCTCTTGTGCCATAGTGAGCTATCTAAAACCCCATATTGTATTGTACCATCTTCTGCTTCTAATTGCAATATCTTTTCTGCTAAGTCAGCTGCTAAAACTTTTGATACCTGCAACTCTCTGTACACTACAATTTGTTCAGACGGTGTAACTGCCATCCATACTACGGCTGAGTAACTTCCATACCCATAGTCACACGCTCTAAATTTTCTCCAACTAGATGGTATCTTGTAAGGTTCGACTACATGCTTTGATCTGTCAAACTCAGGAAACGCTGCACCCTCTGCTACGTCCCAGTTACCTTCTAGTAGTTGCCTCCTCTGATGCTCAGGCAATGACAAAAGCATTGCTTCGTAGTCACCAGACTCCGCTAAATAAGGGTTGTCAAACAAATTAGCAGGTATGAAGCGTCTTCTAAAAAGAGGTTGCCCCTCTCTGCTATGCCCTTTTGGAAATGTAATAACATTACCACTTTCTAACTCTGTTGCCCAAAACGCTGCATTGGATGGTGCAGGATCTACAAACATCTTCTTTACCCATTGATGTCCTGCCCCTCCGGGATTGGTTGTTGCTCTCATGTACAGTCCTAATGATTGGTCTGCACTTCTGAGTCGTGAGCGCATATAGTCCCAAGCATATGGTGTCGCCCACTGTGTGAGTTCATCAAATCCTATCCAGTTAAATGCCTGACCTTGGTATCGCATTACGTCTAGGTCACGGTCTAGATAGGACATCCAAAGTCGTCCCCCCTTAGGAGTCACCCATTGTGACTTTCTCTCTGACCACTTGATTCCCGGAATTGCTTTTGGATACAACTCCTGAGATTTCTGTATCAGTTCCCTTAGCTCTTCAGTCGTGTGTCGAACTAACAGTCCACTAAAGTTAGGATTGTTTAGTCCTCTGAGTGGGTCAGCTAACATGGCGAATGATTTACCACCTCCTGCTGCTCCACCATATAACACCTCTCGTTCTGAGGATGCTAAGAAATCTGTTTGAGGCCCTGCGTTTGGTTTAAACAACACATCTTGTTGAACCTCTTCTGTACCACCTAGATCGTAGTTTATACTAGGCTGTTCTACTTTCGGTGGTATATGTTCCTGTACTTTCTTCAAGCTTTGAGACTTCTTTGAGCGTCTTTTCAAGCCTTCTGGCGAGTTCCCTTTTAACACTAGCAACTTTTCTGCGGTTCTTTTCAATATCTATTCTCTTCTTTAGTCCTCTGTAAGATATGTAACGTCCTGTTTGCTGTGTCAACCAGTTGGCTACTTGTCTGTAACTGTACTGTCTTAGATGTTTCTTTGCTAACTCTAGCGCATCTAGTTCTTGTTCTACAGGCAGAAGAAAGTTTTCATCCTCTGGATCTACCTCATAGCCGAAAGGTACAAGTCGTGCTATCTTAGGTATCCTCTTCCACTGCTTGCCCTCAACGTCAGGTAATGGTAATGCCCAATACCCTAGGCTCTCTCTGTCCTCACTCATTCTTTCCTTCTTTGGCAGGAAGGACAAACAAACCTCCTGAGGATTCTACATTGACCTTTTCTGTTTTAATGTATCCTGCTCTATCTAATAGATCTTTTGCTGCTACCATCTTGTCTCTGATACCTAACTCAGTAGGATCAACAAGCGCATTACCCATAGCTACTGCAGCCTTTGGTGCAATACGTGACATATAGTCTCTTGTAGCTTCTGCTATTTCATCTCTAAGACATTTGATGACATCATGTGTTGTAGTCGTGTCTGAATATCCTGCTAGTTTCTTAGCAGACACAACGTCACCGTTGGCTTCCTCAAATAAGACAGCCATAAACTTTTGTTGTTTTTCAGTCAGATTTTTTGTCATTCTTTTTCTTCTTATCTTTAAAGGCTGATTGGTCGTGTCTAGGATCTTTAGCTTGCTCTATTACTTTATTTATCCAGTCACCATTATCACCTGTATTACGACAATACTCACATCTATCATCTTCTATGTGATGCCCACAAACTTCACACGTAGGCTCGTATAACACTAGGTTTTTTCTCCTCGTTTGCCACCTTCCTGCATGAACAATTTTACTGTTTCTTCAGGTACGCACATGATCTGCTCAGGTGGTCTATTACCATACTCTCTGATTAATGCTTTAACAAGTTTAAAAGGATGATCTCCTATAAACTTTTGACACGTAGCCACATTGTGAAAGTGTCCGTGATCTAATGGATTGTTAAATATAAATATGTCTTTTGTTCCGTCTGTATATACACCAGACATTACTACTACTATAAACCATGCTTTTACCATTTACTTTACTTTCCTATACGCTCGTGTTTTCTTTGCGATACCCTTTGGTTGTTTGACGAATTGTTTACCCTGCTTTGTGCCTTTTCTTTTAGCTCTAGTTGTCGCTGCGTACTCTTGGGGTGATAAAGCCTTGATTGCAGCTTCAGGAAGATAGCGTTCTCCAGTTTTGCTACTGGGCTTACCACTTTTTGTTCTCCACTTTTGTTTGCTCCAAGATTTAAGACTTCGTTGACTTTTTGCTAGTGCCACGTTGTTTCCTTAATGTTTCTTTAGCTTTCTTGGCAAGCCTAGACTGTTCAGCTTTTCCTTGAACAGCAGCTCGTTGCTCAAGAACGGTGAGTATTTGGATCTTCCTCGCATAGGGTTTGTTAATTCTTTTAACTTTTTTAATAGTTTCTTTTGCATCATTCACCGTTGCGTATTTGATACTCACCGTATCTTTTGGGTTTTCATCAGTGTAGAGTCTTCTACCTGAGCCTTTAGGCTTTTTGCCTGTGCCAAG